CATTCGTGACCAACTACCATACTTGTTTACAAAGTCCACTACAATAGGGCTATACTTCGGTTCGCATACTGGCTTGAACGTAGCAGTCCAAACTACGGCTGCACTTGTGTTGATCATTTCTACTTTGTTACCTACACTTAACCAACCTGTGTATACTCTACCGAATACTTTTACACCAGCAGCACTTACGGTGTATTCTTGCGTTGCTCCTGTGCTTAAATTCGTGTACTTTATTTTTTCGCCTACTGCTAAATCGGCATCAAAGCTTCCAGCAAGTGCGTTTCTTTGCGTTGCACTAAACGAACTATTGTAATGGTATAGATATGTTCCTTCGTCTAAAAGAACGTCTTGTTTGACTGTGTTTTGCCCTTCCATATATTCAGAATAGCCGTTTACAAATTGCCCTGTGTCAGTTCCTAAAAGTGTGTAAGTACCACTTACGTTTTTGTATCGCTTAACTGCATAGCTTACAACGTAATCTGTGCTTGTTGCCGTATCGAAATAGTTTGCCGTGTCGTAGTTATAACCACCCATATCGAAATACTCACGAACATAAGGCGAAACATTATAGAACGTCTTTACGTTGTTCGATGCTGGAATAAGTTTTTCAAGTGTGTATTGTGGATTTGCTGGTTGGCTTCCAGTTGTCCATAAAAACAATTCTATTTTAGAACCTGTTTGCCCACTCTCTGAAATTTCTACTATATATGGCGATCGTGCTAAATTCATTTGCTTAGTCTTTTAAAGTTTTCGTCTGTTATTTGTGTAAATAGTTTTTCCATATCTAATCCGTATTTTTCTACCAATTCATCTGGCAGTCGCTTGTAGAATTTTTCGAATGGCTTTGTAAAAAATAGTGTCGGCTTTATGCCCTTCTCAAATATGCTTCTTGCTATTAAAAAGTTTAGTGATTTACGTTTAATAAATTTGCCTTTCTTATCTCTTGGTGCTATGCCTTTTTTTATATTCCACTTATCGAATGCTTTTGGTGGTGGCATACCTTTTAAGCTACCTTGTCCACCCCTACGAGTATATCTGTAACCATCTAAACTTTTACCACTCTTAACACCTTTTACACCTCTATCTTGAAAGAAGCCATAGTCTTCCATTTCAAAACTAATCTGAATACTGTTTTTAGATTCTTTAACATACGATTTTAAACTTTTGCTTAATCTGCCAGAAGTGTTTTGGCTTGTTAAGTTTTTTTTAGCTTCACGAATTACGTTATCTCTAAAGTCGTTTAATAAATCTTGTATGTTATCAAATTCTGCCATTAGCAAATAGTCATAGAATTACTTACTAAAATATCTACCGTTAAAGTTGCACCAGCTAATTTGTTTTCAAATCTTTCTGTGAAAAATTCAGCACTTGGATTGCCGTCTACTTGAAAAGCATCGGTGTATAGTGTGCCACGTCTTAACAACTCATAACACCTGTTAAGAACGGCTAACTGTGTATTGATTATATATAGTTCGTTATCGTTGCCTTCAAACTTGCTTGTGGTTTCGTCTTTTGTTATGTCCACAATATCCATAGCTAAAATACTAATGTTGTATCTTATTACGTTTTCTTCAAAGGTTGCCGTGTTTACGATCAAGTGAACTAACGGAAAAATGGTTTGCTTTGATAAGTCCACCTCGAATATATCGCCTTGTGTAACGGTGTTTACTAATTCGTCTGCATCAAAGTGTGCTTTTAGTTTGTCTATAATATCAAAATAATTCATCTTCTCATTTGTTGTTTAAGTTCGTTCGCTTCGATTTGGTTTTTTTGCTTTTCGAATGTGAGATAGGTAAGACATTTAGTAAGTCGGTAGCTTGTAACTTCGTCAAATCTGGTAACATCGCCTTTAGCGAGTGCATAGATTGAATTATACCATCCCCATTGTCTTGAAAAGTTTTGTCTTTCGCTATACTGCTGGAACTCATCGTCTTCAGTTCTTTCTGTAAATAACTGATTGTAAGTTTTAATAATTCGCTTCCGATGGTCCAAAAAAAAACACTCGAACTAATTGCTACATCTAACGGTGCAAACTTCATTAGGTCTTGCATATCTTCGTTAGGTTCGTAGTCTACAATCGTGTAAGTGTTCTTGTGCTTTTCTTTGATTGGTCGGTACATAACTGCCATTGCTTTATGGTATGTTTTCCAGTTTTGTAAATGATGCTCTAAATCTACATACTCGCCAAATGTAATTTCGTCAAGTTTTGGTATGAAGCCGAATTCAACGTCTTTGATCTTAAACTGCCGTATAAGCTTTGGCTTTTCACTAAATACTTTTGTGAAGTGTGCAATCAGTTCGTTTAAGTGCTTCATTTTTATTTTGCCTACATCTTTTAAATCTATGCCACAGAATATTTGAATCATTTTTTGTGCTATAAATTCGTCATCGTTAGATGCTTCTTTCGTCTTTATGAATTGTTGATACCTTGATAATGGTATTTCACTTAATGATGTAGGTAGTAATAAATCTAACTTCATATATTAATAACTTATTTTTCGTGTTTTTGTAATAGTGCTATAAAATCGAATACGAACCGTAGTTCTTGTTCATACCCAAAGTTTCCATTTCGTGATAACGTACTGCATCGATTGCGTGATTGAAATTGTCAATCGGTTTGTTTAGTCGTTTACCTGTCTTGTCAGTATCCCAACAGTAGCTTCTTAACTCTTTAATCAAGTTCGTGCTTTGTGATGTCACAAGATAATCTTCACGTTGCATTACATCTATTCCGTAGTTGATTGAATCCTTGCCTTTAGTTACTCCTTTAATTGTGATTCCAGCTAATTGAATTGTTCTTATACTTTTTGGCTCGGCACTATCGGCATATACAGGTACGTTTTTAGGAAGTAGTTTTGCTATGTCGCTATTTAGTAAGCCCGTTTGGTATGTTACTTCGTTAAGTATTCGTGTTTCGTTAAGTTTGTAAACTTCGATAATTGACGTAGGGTCATTCGTGTAACCGAAATCCATTCCCAGCCCTATTAATCTTGCTTCACTTGGTATTGTATCAATGATTTTATAGTTGCTAAATACTGCGCCTTGTAGTTGCCCTATTTTACCTTCGCCATAAACAAGCCACCAATTACGCCAATATGTACTTGTCTTCGCTTTTAAGCGATTCTTTTCTATTTGTTGTACAATACCATCATCAAGTGCTTCATTGTCCTTGTACGTTAAAATTATAAAATCGGCATCGTCTTCGCCTTTTAATTCATTATGCACCCAGAACTCGTTACTCGGATTAAAATCAAGATAAATTTCCTTCTTTGTTCTTATTGAAAGTTCGTTGTACGCATCAAAGCTTACATTGTTACACTCATTGATATAAAGTATGTCCCTTCTTGCACCTCGCAACTTACTTGCATCGTCAGCTGAAAAGAACTCAATGAAACTGCCGTTTTGAAATTGGTATTTAAGTAAAGATTTGTTAAAGCTGGTTTGTGTATATCTACGTCCCCACTTCATTATTTTTTCAAAATCTCTAACTGCACCCCTTCTTAAATGTGGTATTGATTCTGCTACTACGCTTATTTCTAAATTGTCATAGAACATAGCTTTGTTAATCAAAATAAAAAGCGTACTGAATGTCTTGGAAGCACTTGTGCCACCTTGTATAATTTTAATTCGTTTTTTTAACGCATTAATCTTCTTTGCTGCCGTTGTTTCTATCAGCATCTAAATTAAAAAATGGTAGTTCAATATTTGTTTGTTCAACTTGTTGTACTGGCGCACCGTAGGCACTATCTAAAAGCTTTTGATATGCTTGTGTGTCGCCCTCTCTTGCCTTCTTGATTAAAGCTAATGTCATTAAGTCCTCTTGCGACATTGTTTCTATTTCGCTTGTTAAAGGGTTCTTTAAGTCCTGTTCTACTTGTAGCCATCTTTTTGCTACGGTGCTTCGGTTCTTACTTCCTTTTGGTCTGCCTTTAGGGTTGCCGCTTTGTCCTTTCTCGTATGGTATTAAGTTTTCTTCGTTAGCCATTGTTCGTGTTTTTGTATTCTTTGCCGTTTATCTTTACTTCTAACGCACTATCAAGCTTTAACATACGGTCTACTATCACTTGACAATACTTTGGGTCTAATTCCATTCCGTAGCATTTGCGATTAAGTTGGTGTGCTGCTACCATTGTTGAACCACTACCAAGAAATGTATCTATTACTATATCACCAACTTTAGATGAATTATTTAAAGGCTTCGTACATAGATGTATAGGTTTCATAGTTGGATGCTCTTCAGACCTTGATGGTCTATCCATATCCCAAACAGTTGTCTGCTTTCTATCACCGTACCATTTATGAGAACCACCATCTAACCAACCATAAATACAAGGCTCGTGTTTCCAATGATAATCAGACCTTCCAAAAGTAGAATTATTTTTGTTCCACACTATATAAGACTTAAATAAAAAACCAGCATTTAAAAACTGCTGAATAAAATTGTGCGTTTCAGAAGATGCGTGCCAAACATATATTGCTCCACCTTTTTTAAGCACAGTCGATAATGTCGTATAAGCATCATATAGAAATTTAGGGAAATCTTCTAATTTATCATTAGCTATTTTCTCCCTCTTCTTACTGCCTCCTTCGTAGTTAATATTATAAGGTGGGTCTGTGTGTACCATATCTGCCTTTTCGCCATTCATCAACTTTGCCACTTGGTCTGAATCCGTACTATCGCCACATAGTAACCTATGTTCGCCTATCTCTATTAAGTCGCCCAGTACAATATCCGTTTTTATTTCGTCTGGCATTTCGTAATCATCTTCTTCGGCTTCAAGTTCTTCTACCTTTAAATCAACAGGTAAATCTAAACCCCAATCTTCTAACTTATCTACATCCCATTCGTTTGCTAAATCATCCCAATCCCATTCCCCAAACCCAACATTGTCTTTTATTATAAATTCTCTTTGTTGTTTCTCTGTAAGTTGGTCTGCTTTGACTATGTAAACTTCTTTTAACCCAGCTTCTTTACAAGCCCTTAATCTCATATTGCCGCCAAGTACAATATTGTCTTTGTCTACAACTATTGGTCTTATTTGTAGCATCTCTGGAAACTCCTTTATTGACCTTACAAGCTTTTTAAATTTATCGTCTTTTATTAAACGTGGATTGTTTGGATTCGTTTTTACGTTGCTAATCTTTACCCTTTCTGTTTTCATATTAGTCTTCGTATGTTAAATAAACTTTTCTCATTTTCTCTATAATCTCACGAATGCAACTTGCACAACTTGTGGCGTTTTGCTTTACTTTAAATATTCTGTTGTATATTTTTAGAAGTGCTTGTTGTTCTGTTGGCTTAATAGTGTTTCTTTCTATTTTAAACCATTCGTGTAGCCAATTGTATTCGTCCTCTTGTAGGCACTCTGGCTTTCGTGTTCTGCTGAACATCTCGTTTAACACTTTTTTTCGATTTTCACACCCACAATCTTCTCCAAGTACAAACTTTGCAACTGCTGCTACTCCTGTTTTCTCTAATACTGTTTCTACTATGTCGCCTACTCCTTTTGGCTCTTTCTTTTTAGTAGTTCGTTTTTTTCTCGTTTTCTTTTTTGGTTCGCTCATATCTTTTCGTAATCTTGATTTATGTAATCTTCATAGTCCTCTGCTATGTTTTCTTTTATTCTTTCTTTACAATACTTGATCGTATAAAATATTGTGCTTGTGCCTATTCGTGTTTGCTTACTTAACTCACGCATTGATATTTTGTTGTTGCGATAAATATTAAATATGCGTTGGTCAAACCAATGCCAGGTGCTTACTTCGGCTTGTATTCTTGCTTCTAACATCATTTCTGCATCTTGCTTTTCTATGTAGTCATATTCTACTCCCAAGTTTCTGCATTCGTGTATATCTACTTTTTGATGTTTCTTTCTTTGTTTCATTAAATCACAAAATATATTTCTTAATGTAAAGTGAATGTATGCACGGTTTACTGTTCCGTCTTTTCGTAGAATCTTTGAAACGTCTGCATACTTGTTTAAGCGTAAATACATTTCTTGAACTATATCTTCTGCGTAAAGTTCTTCGCCATAGCTTTGAACTATTCTTACATAGTCATTGTGAAACTTCGCAACCTTTTTAAGCCAGTTCATTGGTTAGTATCTAAACAAATGTAATGATTATTTTCTAATAGTGTATAGACGAACTTTTAAACAAATAGTTGTGAATAAAAAAAGGGACTCTTTCGAATCCCTTTCTATCTTCTTATTTTCTGTAATTTCGCACAGGTCTACAGTAACTCTTTTTCGTGCTTTTGGTTGTTTTTTAATTTGATTTTTTTATAAAGTGCTACCTTTAAATTATCACCCCACCATAGATAGTTCCTTTCAGTAGGTAATTCGTATTGTAGCCTGTCTTTTTGTTGTTCGGTTAAGCTTTCAAACCAGGCGAGTGCCTTTGCTTTTATTTTTACGTGTTTCATTTTATTTTTTTTAAGTGTTTGTATATACAAATATAATAAAAATTATTAAATAAACAAAAAGCGTCCTCC